AACAAGGAGTTCAATAAGTTGAGCACCAAGGTGAATGAGCCGTCGGGTCGAATCAACGGGGACACCATCCTACTACGAGTGGAGAATAAGTAGCGCATGGCAGAGGACACAAACGAAGATACGCTCGACGAGGTCATTCTTACAAAGAAGCGGTTCTCCAGAATAGTGGAGGAGTACGTTCAGGAGCATCCCGACTCGTCCTACATGGATGCGGTACTTCATATCTGCGAGGAACGTGTGATCGATCCGTCGGACGTGAACAAACTAATCTCTCCTGCGATTCGTGATAAGATCGAGGCAGAAGCAATGAGCGCGAATCTTGTAAAGGGCGGAGGTAACAGCCTACCGATATGATGAGAAGTATGGAACCCTTTGACGTATACAAGTACTACATGGCGATGAAGCTTCACTTCGACTCAGACTCGTACGAGGCACCGAAGTACAACTACAAGACGTCCGCGAAACCGCAGGCGTTCTTTAAGCGAAGGGATAAGTACCACTTTGCCAAACTGGGCAGAAAGTTCGATGAACCAAGAGAGTTGATCGACTTTTTTACCTCTCAGTTCGTCGCATCGACTCCATCGAACTCCGTATGGGTCGGAAACATGCTACAGGACGAGGAGAAGTATACACAGTGGCAAAGAAAGATGCAGTCCCTGTCGTATATGTTCGAGGAGGATATAAATAAATTGGCAGAGGAGGTCGAGTCATTCGACGAGATGCTACAGATTCGAGAAGGCGACAACTATCCTCTGGTGGTCGAGCGATACATGCAGGATCAGGTGTCACTTGAGACGGTCGTGATCCTCGACCGCATGACTGGGTTTATGAAACGTGCCGATCGTAAGATCACAGAGACCATCGTATGGCCCGACGTTTCAAAACGAATTCGTAAGTACGGACTCTTGCTTCGGTTCAATGAGGACAAGATTCGAAAGATCGTACTGCGGATATTTACATCATGATACATTTTTGATATAATATACATGCTGTTTGGATAATTCAGCTTTCATACTTCAGCTATATACTAGGAGAATACAATATGGCGTTTAAAGACCTTAAGAAGAACCGCGGCCGCAATATCGATAAGCTCGTCCAGGAGGCCGAGAAGATCAATACCGGTGGCGGGCAACAGAACAAGTACGGTGACGACCGCATCTGGAAGCCCACGGTCGATAAGGCGGGTAACGGTTACGCCGTAGTTCGATTCCTTCCTGCCGCCGAGGGTGAGGAACTTCCCTGGGTACGTTACTGGGACCATGGTTTCAAGGGACCGACGGGCCTCTGGTACATCGAGCGGTCACTCACTTCCATCGGTCAGCAGGATCCGGTTTCGGAGATGAACTCTCGGCTCTGGAACTCCGGCCGTGAGGAGGACAAGGAGACCGCACGTGCGAGGAAGCGTCGCCTTCACTACGTGTCCAACATCTACGTCGTAAAGGACCCGGGTAACCCCGAGAACGAGGGTAAGGTCTTTCTGTATCAGTACGGCAAGAAGATCTTTGACAAGATCATGGATATCATGCAACCTGACTTCGAGGACGAGGATCCGGTCGATCCGTTTGACTTCTGGGAGGGTGCTGACTTCAAGCTCAAGATTCGTCAGGTCGAGGGTTACCGTAACTACGACAAGTCCGAGTTCGCGAATCCTTCGCCGCTTCTTGATGGTGACGACGACGAGCTCGAGGGTGTCTATAATCGCATGCACTCTCTGACTGAGTTCAACGATCCGAAGAACTACAAGTCGTACGATGAGCTAAAGACTAAGCTGGTTCGTGTACTCGGTGAGGGATCGGATGAGACCATGACGACTGCCGAATCCGTTTCTCTTGATGAGAGCGCTCCTGCTCCTTCACCTAAGGCGGCACCCTCTCCGATGGAAACTACGAGTTCTTCGACCAGCAATGATGACGACGACGATGATACTCTGTCGTACTTCGAGAAGCTGGCAGCACAGGACTAATCCCGCCAGATATAATAACTAGAACAGATAATAATAAAGTCTTAGTGGCCCCTCTGCAACGGAGGGGCTTTTTTTATGGTCCTGAGTATAAATAGTATCGGCAAGATACGTTCTGGACCTGGCACCTGGAAAGACAGGGGCGCTCGCCTTAAAAAGCATCGTTTTACATCTAAGGAGAAAGTTATGATCACAGTCGATTCATGTGGTCGTGTCCTGATGGAAGCGGTGTCAATCAGTCCTCAAAGACGGAAAGATTCTGCTCTCGATATATGGGCACGAGTAGAGTACAAGAAGGATCATGCCTACGCGACGCGTGAGCTAAGGTCAGGAAGATTGCCTCAGGCAGTCTAGGAAGAAATCAAACCCCTCTGCAACGGAGGGGTTTTTTTATTATGGCGCCACCGAAAGTCCGAACGCTGCATCAGAGGCATTGTCCGGTGTACCGGAAGCAGGCGGACGGTTTCTGATGATTCCAGTACTCATATTGGTAGTCGAGATGTTCACGTTACCACCCTGCTGTGCCGCCGGCTGTGCCTGCATTGGTGGTACGGTATCTGCCTCTCTCTGAGCCTCTGCTCTTTCGTCCGCACTTCTTTCGAGGGTTCTTGCTGCAGCAACTCTTGCCGGCAGATCTGTGGTCGCGATTTCTACATCAGAGTCGGATCCGCCACGTGATCTGCCACGCCCTCTTGACCTAGTAGTCCTATCTGGTTGTTCAATCGATTCGTCATCGTCATCGTCATCACCACCACCGAATAGGCCACCAACAAATCCACCTACCGAATCACGAATGTTGGATGCGGTCTCTCCTATCGCATCTGCCGTACCAGAGAGCAGTTCGCGAGATACGTCGGCAAGCTCGGTTACTCTATCAGGAAGTTCCTTGGCGACTTTATCCTCTTCCGTTTCTTCGTCGTCATCGGTATCGCCAATGCCAAGAAGTCTCTTAAGTGGTGAAGGAATCAGACGCGACACGATTGCACCAAGTCCAGATACCTTATCAGCGATCCAGTCACGGACGTTTTCAAGTATTCTGAATGGAGCCATGATGATGTTCATTAAGATATCCTTTGGATCAGGAATCATATCATCGTCAAGACCGAATTTACCAAGAATCCAGTTCGCCGCATTACGAAGAAGCGTTGCCGGTGCTGTCAGGATACCAATAAAGATATCCTTTATAGACGGCATTTGGCCCTCGTTAAAACCAAGTTGATTTTTGATCCATCCGAATGCGCCTCTTAATAGATTGAACGGCAACGCAACTAGATCACTGATTAGATCCGTCCATGAGAACTCTCTTAGAGCCGCGGCTGCATTCGAGAAACCCATTCTATCAGTAACCCATGCAAGTGCATTCGTAATGAGATCAGCGGGTATACCAATGAGTCCGTTAAAGAATCCAGTGATGGCTCCTTGGATACCACCTATGATGCCGTCCTCCTTGAATCCATCGAGTGCACCTCTCAGAGTTTCAAATCCGATAAGAATGAATCTAAGAGGAACGAATATAAGCCTAACTGCTCTTGCGACGTTACCGACAATTATTCCTAAGGGTGCCAGGAATCCTCTTACCGCCTGAAACCCTCTTGATACACCCTCCATCGAACTAACGAATCCTCTGACGGTGTCGACGGCTGCACGAATCGGAGTAAGGACGGCACCTACACCAGAAGAGAGAGCGGTAAACGCAGTACGAACACCCTCGACAACACTTCTAAAAATTCCCACAATGCCAGTAAATGTACCGGCGATTGCTCTTGGTGCGAAGATAGTAGAAAAGAGTCTTCCTACTGATGCTACTGACGCAGCGATACCTCTAAAGACTGTTACAATAAGTTGAAGTTGATCCCTCGACGCAAGAAGTAAACCACCGATTACACCAATCGCGGCAGCTATTGGTGTCAGCACTTTAATTAAAAGAGGTCCTACTGCCTTCAATTTGCCAAGAAAAAGGAAACGGAACCCACTAGAATCTTCATCTTCCGCCACAGCCGGCTGACCAGGATCCTTTACCGCTTCAAGTAATCTCTTTTGGTTACGGGCCTCCTCTCGTTCGCGCTCAAGATCTTCGAGTGACTGACCTCGAAGAAAGGCAAGAAGTTCCATGAAATTAAATTCGATTGTCTCATTGAGCTTATCAAAACCCTCTACATTCGTTTCTTTTGTCTCAGAGATTTTCTCCTGGGTCTTTTGGGTCTGCTCCTGAGTTTCCTGGTCTTCTCCAGTCAGTTCCTGGCCGATAGAACGAATGAATCCGAATGATCTAGATACGACCGATCCTATTGTGTCGGTAATCATTCCAAGCTGAGGGTCAATGGCCGAAATTGCCATTCTTGGCGCCTGCGTCACGGTCTTCTTCGCGCTCTCTCCGATATCGGAAAGAGCCTTTGAGGTTGACTGCCTAAGCTCGGAGCCGACTCTCTGAGTGACCTTTCGAGTAGTCGAAAGAGTCTTTTCAGTGGCCTGGTTTGTTTTTCGAGCCCCTTCTTCTAGAGCCGCAAGTGTCTTTTGAGCCTGCTCCTCAATCCGACTGCTAGACTGACGATTTAACTTTCTAAGCTCGGTCGATAACTCTTCTATACGCTTTCCGGTTTCCATACTACTCTTTGCCTATTTTCGAGACGATCGTAGCCTCTCGTTTTCCTTCTCGATGTGCTGTATCAGCATCGTGACGTATACTTCCCTTTCCCATGGCATCATCTCGTCAAGTTCGGTCAGACTGTAGTTGTGATGCTGCATCATAGCAAAGTTCGTCTTATAGTAGTTCACTAGCGAATCATGAGAAAGGGCTATGAGAAAAAATTTGCCAGACCCTTTACAGTGATATCATTGTCATGCCCACAGTGAGCGCACTTAAACTGTACATCAAGGCATGCCGACGGCATTGTATCAACGAACTCGTAGATGTCCTGGAACTGCTGGGTCGAGAGCGACTCAACGAACTCAATGACCTCTGCCTTTGATGCCTCCGATACATCGAATGCCTCGTCGCCCTGATAGATCGTGTCGATACAGGATGCGATCAGATCAAACGCAGTGTCGACCTCCGACTTACCCTGGGATGACTCAAGAACGGTGTCCACGATTGGATACCGAAGGAGAACAGAGATGTCCTCGGTGATCTTTTTGACCGTCCCCTTGTTCGATGCCTCAGGGACATCGACAGTAATATCCGCCAGGTTCACCGTAACATCATTGCTCTTCTCACACTCACGACATTTGACCTTGATATCCGATGACTCGCCAACGGACTTAGCCCGCAGCTGCGTGAATAGGTACTCGAGATCGAACATCGTAATCTTGTTAGTATCGACGTCGCCGCTGGTACATGAAGCAATGACGTCCTTGACCGCTCGGACCATCTGCTTCTCATCGTTGCTCTCTGCCGCGAGCATAATGATCTTTTCCTCCTTGACGAGATACGGTCGGTATGCGACTCGCTGTCCGGTCGAAGGAAGTGTCAGTTCGTATGTTGGTGTATTTACTTTAGGTAGTGCCATTCGTTCTCAACTCCATATTATGACAATGAATTAATCTATTACATCCCAGTTGTCGTACGCCAGGGATGCGGTTACTCGGATCACTTCGTTATCCGTTGCGTTGCTCAGTTCGACGCTGTTCAGTGTGGTCGGGAACGCATTGAACAGTTGTATCGCCTTTCTTGTTGTGCCCTGAGTATCAAGATGCTCGATGATAACACCGTTTCGTGCATAGTCGGTTTTATAATTTACTGTGTACCCTCTCAGCCCACCAATGTTTCCTATCGTCAATGCCTGCCAGTCGTATAGGTAGTCCCATGCACGCCAATCGTTCCCAAGGACGAATGATATCTCGATATCCTCCTGTCCAAAAGTATATGCCGATTTTTGCATCTTCATGTTTGTGAATCGTTCAAACGTAAAGATCTGCCTTCCCGGCATCGTCACCGAATCGCAGAGAAGAGAAAGGGCCTGGGTGTCTGTACCAAACGTAACATCCGGAAGAGTGACGCGATACCTATTCGTTCTTGCAAGACCCTCGGTAAAGGCAGCCTTAAAATCATCGATTCTAGCGCTCATATCATCTTCCTCGAGTCGGCCCAGACCTTGCGAGTCGATGCCTTGCGGAACGACTCTGTCGGTAGAAAGAGTGCGATCGACCATTCGGGTGCATCGACCTCGACCACTCTCGACTTCACGTGTCCCGACAGATAGTGTTTGAAGCAAGGCGCAAAGGCAGAGTACTTAGCCGTCGAGCTGAGCAGATTGTAATTAAGCTTCAGCCTCGTCGACTCATCGAACTTTCTGTTATTTGCCGTTTCTAGCAGTGCATCGAACAGACGTGCTCGAGCGGGCGGCGGAAGATAGTGCATGTTCAGACCACGGAATCCACCCTGGTAAGTATCGACAAAAAGTATCAGAGGAAACGTATCGTAGTAAGGAAGCTGCTGCTTTGTCTTTGGATCGTACGTGAACATATACATCTTACCGGTTCGAGGAGCCCGAAGCTGGGTAAGTCTCTCGTCGGCGATAAGATCGAGTCTGTTCACGTCGGTCAGCTGCCGCGCCTTTTTGCGAAACCATTCACGCGCCTTCTTTGTCCGAGGATTGAGTCCTTCTCGGAACGCGGCTGCCTGAAGTTCTGTGAAGAGTGATGACATATGCTATCTAAACTTTTTTGTCGTTCCGTCACTGTTTACGAACCATGCTTCGAACGTAACATCAGGATAGTGTTTTTGTAAAGACATAAAGGTGTTCAAATTTTGTTTACTGTCATCAAACAATCTAACCCTTCCATAATCACCGGACCTGAGGTATTTATGGAAGATGAATCTCTTGTTCTTTGCCGGTGATCCGAGTCCTAGATTTCCTGCACGTTCGACATATGCATTATCGATATCGATACCGTGAGCCCTGAACGTGTTTAAGAACAGCTCCTTGTTGTCGAAATCACCACGGGCGGTTACAAGAATCACTCGTGATCCTCTTCTGACGGCATTCCTAAGAATTGCCTTCATCTTTCCGATCATTCTACCAATCGGTGTGGATGTCTTGAAAAAAATCTCGGCGGACTTAAATTCGTGAAAGTCGTATTCTTCTCCAGGGCCTAACTTGTATACATTGAACTCTTGATTAGTGAGTGATCGTACCACCTCACCGTCCTTAACGACATCGATTTTGGCCCTGGTATGAAACAACGTATCATCGATATCAAAGATCGTAAGACCCTTGTCACCCGTTCTTTCCAGAAGATATTGTTTGAATGTTTCCATGATATTATTTATATGTGTCGGAGGGATTTACAAGCGGTAGGAACTGTGATATAATAAATTTGTTGTCGGGCAGGGGTATATACTCTATTTGATTATTTTGATACCGAGTTGTTTAAGAGTATCCTCTGTCCATACTTCAAAGGTCCATCCACGGTCGAGTGCGAATTCCGATGCGGCCTTCCATTTTGATTGGTTCTTGACAAAGGTAAGTGATTCCTTAATGTATCGACGTGTCTTTCTCTTTGGTGTCTTGGGTGGTTGCGTCTGTTTCTTTGGTTTGATCTCGATCATATAATTCTTACCATCACGTGTCTGGAACCAAAGATCCATGTAGTATCGATGTACCTTTTTGTCAGTCTCACAGACATAGGGAACGATCAATTCCTCCGAGTTCCAGTATACGATCGACGAATTCGCATCGATCCAGCGAAAGGTATTTCTCTCCCAGAGTGAGCGATACACGATATTCTTGACATCGCCCACGTACTTTTCCGGATGCTTGGGAGTGAATTTACCTTTATACGCCATATAAATAATACAAATTGTTACGTAACATCAGAGATATTTATATCACATGGCGAATCTAAGATTTCCAGAAGATCTTGACGGGAACACCGATCCATGGATTCTCTTTGAGACACACCGCGCTCAGTACGACAGACGAAATCGCTCCACCGCCGAAGTAAATCAGACGAAGACCGGTGGATCGGTTGGACTGTATTTTCCAGTTGGCCATACGATCTCCGACTCATTTAACTACGAGTCGTTCGAGGAGGGGTTAGCCGGTCGCGGTCTTCAGGCCATACTGGATCGATTCCCTGGCGGAGGAAGAAATACTGACGAAACGTCCTCCGCCGATATAGGTGATGTCGCTGGAGGCACGGGTCGATCAATCGTTTCCGCTCTTGGTGGCGGAATCGGAGGAGTATCGCAGCGTGCATTCCAGAGAGTAACGAATCCTCGCGAGTTTATGTTGTTCAACTCACCGAACATTCGAGACTTTTCGTTCTCGTTTCGTTTCGTGCCTCACTCATTCAAGGAGGCGCTCGACGTACCCGCGATCATTCAGTTCTTTAGGCTGGCTGCCTATCCAAACGAGGACGGTCTTGAGTACGAGTTTCCGGACGTCTTTAACATATCGTATAAGCAGGGCGGCTCCGGAGTCATTAAGCTTCCGGAGTTGGCGTGTACATCGATCAATGTAACTTACAATCCGAACTCGATATCCTATTTTATCGATAACGGTATTCCCGTTGAGATCACTCTTGAACTTTCCTTTACGGAACTTCGACCGATCTCACGGAGGCAGGTGGCACGAGGACTATGACGTATTTTACACAGTTTCGTAAAGAGGAATATGTACTCTCTGAGAACGTGATCAAGAAGGTCACGAAGCTATCGCAGTACACACAGGTCTTTTCAAGAGTGGCGGATGATCTGGCGTTCTATACGTTCTATAACGCTGAGCCGACCGAGCGTCTCGATAACATCTCGAACAAACTGTACGGTACTCCTGACTTCTACTGGACGATTCCGATTCTTAATGCGGACATCATTAACACGTGGAAGGACATGCCGCGAAGTGTCCCGTCACTGAGAAAGACGCTCGAGCGAAAGCATCCCGGTGATGCGCTGATCATTGACCCTCTTGACACGGTAATCGGAAACTTTATTCCCGGTGAGATCGTTGCCCATGATATTGAGAACGTGTACCGTGTGCTAAACGTATTTCCGACTCGTCGATACATTCAGGCAGAGCGAGTTCCGATGGATACGTTCAACGTTCTTGATGATCCCGAGGAGGTCTGGGTTCTTCTTACCGGTCTCTGGAACGAGGTAAACGACAATGCCTGGGACGACGAAGAGATCTGGCGAGACGGAACGAACTATGTGATCGGTCAGGAGTCACTGTCTCCGGCAAAGGTCGAGTCGGTGATTCCGGCGTACAAGGCCCCGGCATTCTTTACGGATCCCGACGGCAACAGAGTTCCATGGTTCGTAGAAAATGCTGTGCCGACAACTATCGAAGAGGTCGAGACCGAAGACAACGACAACAGGGGTAGGCTAAAGGTGATTCGCCCCGAGTTTATTCGTGGTGTTGTAAACGAGTTTGAAGTTGAGATGAGAAGAGCAAGAGCGTCGTAATGTCTGCCGATACTGAGCTGTTTAGTAACTCACCATCGGGTATAGGTGACTTTAAGATACTTATCACCGCCCATGACGGCGAGGAATTTGACATCTCGGATAATGTTACGGAGTTGTCTTTGTTCGAGTCCATCTATCGACCATACATTCATGGCAACATGGTCGTTGTCGATAACTCGATGATACTCGCCGATGTGCCCATGGTTGGTCAGGAAAGAATTTCTATTCAGTGGAAGAGGGACGATCAGCTTACGACAAAAGTATTCTTTGCGAATCGTGTCACAAACGTGTCGAAGCAGAACGATGGTGTCGGTGTATTCGAGATATCCTTGAACTCTGTCGTTCAGACTCGAAACGCGGTTAGCCTATTCTCTCAGTCGTACGAGGGTGTCTCCGATGAGATCATAAAGCTGGTATTCGAGGACCATCTCGGTACGAGTGTCGTTTCCATGGACGGCACGGTGGGCAAGACCGAACATTCGATCGTCTTTCCGTATATGAAGCCCCTCCAGGCCATCGATATGATCATTAAGAACGTTCTTGCTGACGACAACACACCAATGTTCGTATATGAGACGTTTTATCCAAACGAGATTCGTCTCGACTCATTCGGTAGGATGGCCGAACGAGAGAGCATCACAAGAATAAGTGGCAAGACTCCTGTAAACGATGATCCGGAGGGTCAGGCATCACGAAAGAGCCTCAAAGAAAGAGGCAACGTATACGACGAGAGTATCTCAAGGGCCTATGATCTATTCGACAATCTAAACAAAGGATCACTCGCATCGAACATTATTATCACTGATCCTTCGACGCGCCAGTACGAGGTAGTCGAGTTTAATTATAAGAACGATGCGCCGCCCTTCTTTCAGAATTGGATATCGCCCGACTTTGTTGATGGAGAAGGATTAAGACCGGAGGAACAGTTCAATACTCATAACACGTATCTTCCTCGAAACGAACTTGCGTTCAATGAGGAACCGCCGAATCTTAATACGATCGATGACAAGGATCGAACCACACTAAACTCCTATATTCGCAGACACGCGACGACCGTCGTGAAGGTCTACATGGACTCGATTGCATTTACTCTTGAAAACAATGAACCTTTTACCGTTGGGCAGACCGTGGACTACGACCTTCTTAAGTCGATGCCGCGACTCTCTGGTTCCTACAAGGAGATGGATAAATTTAATTCGGGTAAATATATCATATCCGCTATCCGGCACTACATTAAGAACTATGAGTACAACATGTCTGTCGAACTTATTCGTGATGGAATAGGTGAAGAGGCTTCATTTGTGAGGGAAGAACCAAGATGATGGGTGGTTTTTACATGGGCGTTGTCGAGGACCGAAACGACCCGAAGCGGCTGGGGCGAGTGCGCGTTCGTGTATTCGGCCTTCATTCTCCGGACCGTAAGGCCGATGTTCCGATAGACTCTCTTCCCTGGTCGTTCGTTATGCAACCGGCAAATGCGTCTACCTCCGGACCCGCGCTCTCACAACTCGTCGAGGGTACCTGGGTAATCGTCATGTACATGGATCAGAATCTTCAGGATCCCCTTGTAATCGGTTCGATCCCTGGCACCTATGAGGATAGGCCGGACTTTTCTCAGGGTTTCTCGGATCCGTTCGGAGTGTTTCCTCGTTGGTCCGAGGGGGACTCAGAACTCTCACTCATAAACGATGAGGAACGTTTTCTAGAACATCCGACCTATGAGGCTCGGCTTGATAATAGAATAACCGAGATTCAAAGAGCAAAGAAGTACCAGGTACCAACGGTATCAGCCACACCGCGTGACGAGGAATTCGATCGATCGACCTGGGACGAGCCCGACCTTCGTGGGGAACAGGAATCCAGCTATCCGTATAACTCGGTTCGTGAGTTCGAAGGAGGTCAGGTAGAAGAATTTGATTCGACATCGGATAATACAAGAATCACTGAGTCGCATGCGTCGGGGTCGTATCGAGAGATCCTGCACGACGGCACGACCACAGTAAAGATTGTAGGTGACGGTTACAACATTACCCTTCGTGATCAGAATATGTTTGTTCAGGGTGACTTGAATGTGACTGTCGAGGGTAACATGCGTCACATGGTCGAGGG